CAAGTTACTCCTACTCAAGTAGCCGTTACCGCACCAGGTGTCAACGTGGCCACTAATACACCGGTACAAACTGCTGCCGCACCTGTACAAACAACTGTTACCGCTCCTGTATCTCAGGAAGTTAAGAAGTATACATTGCCTGAAATTCAAGCGGCTCTTGCGCCATTACTTGACGCAGGGAAAGCTGTAGAACTGCAACAATTAATGGCACAATTCGGTGTTCAATACTTAGGTCAAGTACCTGAGGACAGATACCCTGAATTAGTAAATGCAATTAGAGGATTGGGGGCAAGAATCTAATGGCACCTCGATCACATGCATTATTAAACGCATCGGGGTCACACCGGTGGCTGCATTGTACAGCCGCCCCTCTCCTAGAGGAGAACTTTCCCGATAGTACATCTGTGTATGCAAAGGAAGGAACCTTGGCACACGAACTGTGTGAGCTAAAACTACAGAAGTATACTACGGCCATGGCTAAATCCACATACACTCGTAAATTCAACAAAATTAAAAAGGATGAGCTGTGGCAACCAGAAATGGATGATACTTCGGAAGCCTATCTCGAATATGTCAAAGGTGTTATGTTAGGCTGCACGGCAACTCCCGTAGTAGCCATTGAAAAACGCGTTGATTTTAGTCACTATGTACCAGATGGATTCGGCACGGCTGACTGTATCATCTTATCTGGGGACATTTTGCACATCGTTGATTATAAGCACGGAAAAGGGGTAGTCGTTGATGCGGAACACAATCCGCAAATGATGCTATATGCCCTCGGTGCGATTGATGCGTATAGTTTACTCTATATGTTCAATACGGTCAAAATGACTATCGTGCAGCCCCGTGTTAATAATATCAGCGAATGGGAAATCCCTACGGCAGAACTACTGGAGTGGGGTAATTCATTTGTCAAACCTCGTGCAGATGAGGCGATGTCTGGTAACGGCAAATTTGAACCCGGTGATTGGTGCAGATTCTGCAGGGCAAAACAACAATGCAAAGCCCGATATGAGGCAAATGACTCATTACACAGCGCGCTAGTTGCTAATCATGATCCTCGGCTTATCTCGATGACAGAACTCGGTGAATATCTTCGTCGAGGGAAAGACGTCGCTGCATGGCTCGAAGATATGAAAGACTACGCACTCACTGAATCTCTTAATGGGGTGGCAGTCCCAGGCTGGAAAGCCGTAGAGGGTCGTGGTAGTCGAGCTTTCCAAGACACTGATGCTGCCATTGATACTTTAATCAAAGCTGGCATCGATGAAAGCATTCTGTATGAACGTAAGACATTAACATTGGCACAGATGGAAAAGACCATCGGTAAAACCCAATTTAATGATATGGTAGGCAATATGATCGTTAAGAAAGCAGGCAAGCCTACCCTAGTTGAGGAATCCGATAAGCGCCCTCGGATTACCAATCAACCTACTGCGGCGCAAATATTTAATGTATCTAATGATAATAATGGAGGTAATTAATTATGTCATTCGTTCCACAACCAACTGAAGTATTATTGCAAAATGTTCGTGTATCCTACTGCCATCTATTAGAACCTTGGGCTAATTCCACACAGCCTGGTGCTAAACCTAGATATTCAGCTACTATTCTTTTGCCTAAAACTGATGTAGCTCAACACCAAGCACTTATGAATGCTATCGAGGCTGCCATCCAAGCCGCGCGTACTAAATTCGGTGCACGTGTTCCGGCACAGCCAAAAGTACCAATTCATGATGGTGATGGCTACACACAATCTGGTAAAGAGTTTGGTCCTGAATGTAAAGGTCATTGGGTATTTACAGCAGCACAAGATGCTAGCTATAAAGTTGAAGTAGTAGATCTTCAAGGTAATCCTCTCACAAATCCTACGCAAGTATACTCCGGCATGTATGTCAATGTACTCGTTCGATTCTTCTTCTACTCCAATCAATCCACTGGTATCGGATGTGGTTTAGGTCCTGTTCAAAAAGTACGCGATGGTGAAGCGTTGGGTAGCATGCCTGTTGCAGCATCCTCTGTATTTGGTGCACCTCAAGGTAGTGCAGCTAATGTATATACTGGTGCTCCAGTAGCAGGTCAACCTGTGCAACAACAAGCACCTCAACAAGGTTATGTACAACCGGCATATGCTGCGACACCTCAGCAATCCGTGCAGCAAGCTCCTGTAGGGATTAACCCTGTAACTGGTCAACCTTACTAATAGGTGCCTGATATGAGGCATCTAAGTATTGATATAGAAACATATTCATCGACTGATATCTCATTCGGAGTGTACAAATACACTGAATCGCCTGATTTCGCTATATTACTATTTGCGTATTCCTACGACTTTGGCCCTGTTGAAGTCGTAGATTTAGCGCAGGGAGGAGTAATTCCTGACAGTGTAATTCGTGATTTATTAAACCCAGATGTAATCAAGCACGCTTACAATGCACAATTTGAAATTACGTGTCTAAATCGTGCAGGGGTACTCACATCTGTTGATCAGTGGCAATGCACTATGATTCACGGTGCCTACCTAGGATATCCTATGGGCCTAGCCTTACTCGGCAAGGCCCTGGGGTTACCTCAGGATAAGAAAAAGGACACATCAGGCAAAGCACTTATCAAGTACTTTTGTACGCCATGCAAGCCTACTAAACGTAATGGGGGCCGTACCCGTAATCTACCTAGGCACGATATGGATAAATGGAATGCTTTTGTCGAGTACAACCGCCAGGACGTTATCACTGAGATGGAATGTTATCGCAGATTAGCCTCGTTCCCTGTACCTGATGATACGTGGAAAGATTGGTATCTTGATATCCAAATCAATAGTAGAGGAGTACGCATTGACCATGAATTGGTTGAGGGTGCCCTATTCATTGATGAGGAAAATCGAGAAATGTTGATGAATGAGGCTTATCAAATTACGGGACTTAGTAACCCTAACAGCCGGAATCAATTACTTGATTGGCTAAACAATAATACTAATGTCAGTCTTGAAAAACTAACTAAGGACACTGTGGCCGATGCTCTGATGGATGCTGATGACGTTGCATCTAAAGTACTTACAATTCGTAAAAAGCTAGCTAAGTCATCTGTATCTAAATATACGATGACTGATAGTGCTATGGGCGCTGATCTTCGTCTCAGAGGAACGTTACAATTCTATGGGGCCAACCGTACCGGGCGCTGGGCGGGTCGTCTTATCCAGGTGCAGAACCTGCCGAGGAATTACATCGAGAACCTTGACACGGCTCGGCATCTTATTAAAACCAAAAACCGTCAAGGGTTAGAACTTCTATATGGCGATGTATCGGATACGTTATCTCAATTAATTCGCACCTCAATTATTGCTGAAGAAGGCAATACATTATGTGTGGCCGACTTCTCGGCCATTGAGGCTCGTGTTATCGCCTGGTTATCGGGAGAACATTGGCGTCAACGTGTATTCGCTGAGGGCGGAGACATATACTGTGCTTCCGCATCATCGATGTTTGGTGTTCCTGTTGTTAAACATGGCGAGAATGGTCACCTTAGACAAAAAGGTAAAGTCGCTGAATTGGCACTCGGCTATCAAGGCGGAGTGAATGCGTTAAAAAACATGGGGGCACTTGATATGGGACTCCATGAGGAGGAATTACCTGAAATCGTAAATTTATGGCGCAACGCATCGCCTAGAATACGAGATTTGTGGTATGCCGTTGAGAATGCGGCCGTGTACACCGTTACTACCGGGAATCCTATAGGCCTTGACCATGGCATTATATTCCGTTTGGAAATTGATCCAATATATGGATACCGATATATGACGATTGAACTACCTAGCGGACGTAAGCTGTTTTATCCTAGCCCAAGCATTAAGCAAAATGCATTCGGTAAGGATGCTGTGCATTTTAAGACTAAGGTGAAAGCTGCATGGGCTACGGAAAGCACCTATGGAGGCAAATTAGTCGAAAACATCACGCAAGCAGTCGCTCGAGATTGCTTAGCGTTAACATTACGCCGATTGGAGGATGCAGGATATCAAATTATCATGCACATCCATGATGAAGCTGTACTTGAAATCAACAAGGAGAATGCAGAATCAATACTAGATGATGTTAATGCTATATTCTCAATCGCCATACCTTGGGCAGACGGGCTGCTATTATCATCCGCAGGATTTACTAACGACTATTATATGAAAGATTAGGAGGGGATACACTTGCAAAACGATAAACTGATTACCATCAGTATCGGTGCGAGTCGCACATCAAAGCAATGGACCCGTACGGAGATGTTATGGTCCGAGTTTTGTGAACGCCTCAAAATCCCCGTTCGTACAACAGAAACCGTGGACGAATACCACAGATTGCCAAAATCTGAGAAAAGCAAGCTAAAGGACATAGGCGGTTTTGTTGGTGGTACTTTAAACGGTCTGCAGCGTAAAGCTATTAACGTGTCTGGACGTGACCTGATTACTCTTGATATGGATGCCATATCGCCTGGGGAAACCGAGAACGTCGCTCGCACGATTGACAGCCTAGGCATGGCTTATGCCATCTACTCAACCCGTTCTCACACCGTGCATCGTCCACGGTTACGTATCATCGTCCCTACTGATAGAACGATGACACCTGATGAGTATGAGCCTATTGCTCGTAAGCTGGCGGAGCTCATCGGCATTGGTATGATGGATGGAACTACGTTCGAAGCTTCTCGGCTCATGTATTGGCCATCATGCCCGAATGATGCGCAATATGTATATTACGTAGGCGATAAGGCATTCTTATCTGCTGACGGTATGCTCGGCCAATACACTGATTGGCGAGATGTGCGTTCTTGGCCACAAGTACCAGGTAAGGAAGCATCGCAGCATGAGAAGCAGTTACTTGCAAAGCAAGCGGATCCGAGAGAAAAACCAGGTATCGTAGGTGCCTTTTGTCGAATATATGGTATCCGTGAGGCGATTGATAAATTCATACCTCATGCATATGTCGATGTTGACGGCAGCGAGGATCGTTTAACGTTCGTTACTGGCTCAACGGTAGCGGGGGCGGTTATCTATGATGACGATACATTCCTATTCAGTCACCATAATACTGACCCGTGCAGTGGTCAACTGGTTAATGCCTTTGACCTTATCCGGTTGCATAAGTTCCACAACTTAGACGAGACGGCTAAGGATGGGACCCCTGGGCATAAGCTGCCATCTTACATGGCTATGTCTAAACTAGCTATGCAAGATACGGTAGTCGTTAACGAACTCAACATGGCCCGTGCCCGAGAATCGGCATCAAATGTATTTGCTGATATTATCACGGATGTATCGGCTCACGCTGAGACATCCGACCTAGACCCTAACGCGTTAACGAACGTCGACTGGATGAAAAGTTCAACTTTAAAGTATGACGAGAATGGTCGACCTAAGAACACGCTAGATAACATGCTTAAAATCATGCACCATGACCCGGCGCTTGTCGGTAGACTTGCCTATGATAGATTTGGTTCGAGATACGTGGCAAAAGGAGCCCTACCATGGAACCCAACACCAGGACTTCGCATATGGACAGACGCAGATGATGCGGGCTTACGGTGGTACCTAGAAAATAAATATGATATCACCGGCAAAGATAAAATCATGGATGCCCTCATTATGTGTGCTGAGCAAAATGGATTTAATGAAGTACTAGATTACCTTAACGGGTTATCCTGGGACGGCATTGCCCGATTAGATACCATATTCATCGACTACTTAGGGGCTGAGGATAATGTATATACCCGTGCAGTCGCTAGAAAGTCATTTACGGCGGCAGTAGCGCGAGCGTTTGATCCTGGATGCAAGTATGACACAATGCCAATTCTTATCGGCGGTCAGGGTATTGGTAAAAGTACTCTTATCCGCACGATGGGTAAAAAGTGGTATGCTGATGGCTTAAACACCTTTGAAGGTAAGGAAGCTGCAGAAGGTATTCAAGGTAAATGGATTATAGAAGCTGGTGAAATGGCCGGGTATTCGAGGGCGGAAGAAAATGCATCTAAGCAATTTTTAAGTCGTCAGGTAGATGTATTTCGTCAAGCGTATGGCCGACGTACACAAGAATATCCACGGCAGTGCGTGTTTTTTGGCAGTACGAATCAATATGAATTTCTAAAAGATATTACAGGTAATCGCCGATTTTGGCCTATTGATCTTGAGATGACGATTCCACGAAAGAACATATTCGTTAATCTTCCGGGGGAAGTAGACCAATTATGGGCGGAGGCTTTGTATCGGTATAAAAGCGGGGAAAGCCTCATTATCGAGGATGACCCGAACGTACTAAAACTGGCTGATGCGGCAAGAGAGGCACATATGGAATCAAATACCAAAGCAGGATTGATTAATGAGTTTTTATTAATCAAGGTGCCATTAAATTGGAATGTGATGAGTCGCAGTGCCCGGAGGACGTACCTTAGTATGAATGCTAAACCTGCCGAGGGTCAAGAGTTAGTATATCGTGACCGTATTTGTGCAGCAGAGGTATGGTGGGAATGTTTCGGTAACGACCCAAGTCGCATGAAGAAGATCGAGACCAGGGAAATTAATCAAATACTGGCGGACTCCCCGTACACAATGGGTGGAAGTCAGTTGATGAGATTTGGTGAATATGGACATCAAAGAGGGTTCAGAATCAACGAGTCAAAACTGAAATTATAGCGTTAACATTCTCAATTAAGCGTTAACATTCTCAGTATTTTTGTTAACATTAGAATGTTAACGAATTCGGAGAATGTTAACGTACTATGTTAACGTATAAAGTCAGTATTTATCTATATTCATATAGGTTGGTTAACATTGTTAACATTATATACTGGTAAATATCAAAACAAAGAGTTTTAAGAAAAAATACGCCCTTTACAGCCTTAATTTGAACCCTCATATACGCGTATGTAAACATGTTAACGTTTAAGAATTTCAGAGGTGAGAAATGTTAGAAAAGGATATTGAGAGAAAATTAGTTGCAGGCGTCAAACGTTCGGGAGGTAAAGCGTATAAATTTGTATCCCCTGGCAATGTTGGTGTGCCTGATCGTATCGTCATATGGCCGAATGGCGTTATTCATTTCGTAGAATTGAAGACGTCCAAAGGTGTACTTTCGCGATTGCAGGGAGTCCAAGTCCGTGAACTTCAAAAGCTAAATCAAAAAGTATTTGTGTTAAAAGGTACAGATGCCGTGGCTGGTTATCTGGATCAATTCATAGAAGAATTTGGGGTGAAAGCGTAATGCAGTTTATTCCGCATGCGTATCAGCGATACTGTATCGACAAGACCGTTAATCAAAATAAGATAGGGCTATTCCTGGATATGGGTTTAGGGAAAACGATTATCACGTTATCTGCCATATACGAATTGAAGTACTCCCGATTCGCCATTCGTAAAGTGTTAATCATTGCGCCTAAGAAAGTAGCGGAGGCTACATGGCAACGAGAAGCACGAAAATGGGACGGCGTAGGTATATTAAGGATATCTACTGTATTAGGTAGCCTGAAAAAGCGTATTAAGGCTTTAAACACACCTGCCGATATCTACATCATTAATCGCGAGAATGTAACGTGGTTAGTTGATTACTACAAGAATGCATGGCCATTTGACATGGTAGTTGTGGATGAATCTAGTTCCTTTAAAAACCACACAGCTAAACGCTTTAAATCATTAGCCTATATGCATAACCACATCAAGCGTATGGTGTTGTTAACAGGTACGCCAGCCCCTAACGGATTAATCGATCTATGGGCGCAAGTGTATTTATTAGACCGCGGCGCGTCGTTAGGAAAAACGTATACAGGATTTAGGGATTACTATTTCGAACCCGATCAGAGGTCACGCGAAATGGTGTACTCCTATAAACCTAAATCCGATTCAAATGACAGTATCATGGCGGCAATATCTGGGTTATGCATATCCATGAAAGCTGATGACTATTTGGAATTACCTCCAGTAATCAACGATATTAAATATGTGCAGTTAGATTCAAAAGCTAAAAAGGCATACGAAGATATGGAACGTACATCTGTATTAGAGTTGATTGAAGCTGGCGAAGATATCACAGCTTTGAGTGCAGCAGCATTATCCACAAAGCTACAACAGTTAGCGAACGGTGCTGTATATGATGGCGACAGAAACGTTCACGAGATACATGGCTGTAAGATTGAGGCTTTTATGGAACTTGTAGAACAGTTAAACGGAAAGCCTGCATTAGTGTTTTACAATTTCAAGCATGACTGTGAACGATTAAAAGCGGCATTAGCTAAGACTAAATTACGTGTCTGTGAGTTAAAGGGTGCCGATGATGAGATAGCGTGGAATGCTGGAGAGATTGACATTCTATTAGCGCATCCGGCTAGTACAGCATACGGGCTTAACTTACAGGATGGCGGGAACCACGTAATATGGTTCGGGTTAAATTGGAGTCTTGAGTTATATCAACAAGCTAATAAGCGGCTACATCGCCAAGGTCAAATGGAGAAGGTAATTATCCATCATCTAATATGTGAGGGAACTCGCGATGAGGATATGATGGATGCACTAGCCCAAAAGGACCGAGCACAGGAATATGTGCTGCAAAGCCTAAAAGCAAGAATTGATAAATACAGAAAGGATGATTAATATGGATCAATTTATACTGGCAGGATTAATCGGAGCTATTGTACTAATAGTGTGTTACACGACTATTCAAGTTATGGATATTGTTGATAAACGAAAACACAAGACTGTATACGAGTTAACCCCAGGTAGATTGTATGAGCAACCAAATAATCCCCCGCCGCCACCTACTAGGCTATCAGCTAGTGAAGAGCTAAGTCGTTACATAGCGAATGAAGAATTGAGACGTTTCGGAGAAGCAACGAATCGATTTGGTATAAATATGGGAAGAAATATACTAGATAGACCTCATAGACCATTTAGACCTCCTGAACCTCCTAGACGCATAGATAAGCAATGTGATGATATCAACCATCCTAGTCATTATACACAAGGCGATATCGAGGTTATCGATTACATCGAAGACAAGAAACTAGGATATCGATTAGATAATGTTGTGAAGTATGTATCCAGAGCTGGTCATAAGGACGATGCTATTAAGGATCTTAAAAAAGCCCGTTGGTATCTAAATCGGGAAATTGCAAAGAGGGAAGAACATGACAAAAGTCGAGCGACTACTAATTAACAAAGGGCACTATCTAGATGACACGTATCATCTTGTCATGGATATAGTTAAGGTTGTAGATAATCTCAAAGATAATGTTGCCGAGAGATTAGATGACGATCTTAGTGATGATGCATACGCCATGTGTGAGGAGATGTTCACTGCTGTCGAGCAATGCAAAGCAGACATGGTAGAAGCCATCGAGGATATTGTCGAACGCATGGAGGTAAAGGATGCAAAAGCGTAGGAGTAGGGCAGATGTGATTGTAGGTGCCATACAGTCAGATTTAAGTCTTGCCATCATACGAGCCCGTAATAGACAACTGAGATCACCTATGCTAGATGATAGGATTCGTGAAAGCGGATACATTGACGGATTACGGCGAGCACAGATGATTATCAGTAAATATGGAGACTATCGCGTATGATGGCTAAGGAAGAACTACAAGCTGTCCGTCATACTGAGCAGCGAATGCGTGCGTTAGAGATTCAGCTAGGTGCGATTAACCGAGATTTACATTCAGAAGCTATACAGATATGTGAATCGGGAGAAGCTATGCCACGAATCAGTAAGCACTTACAAGAATGTAGGGAGGAGCTGAACAGAGAATGGGATGAATTGATTGATTCTCGAAACAAGGTCAAGCAAGTCATCAACCAAATAACTGACGGACAATACAGGGATGTACTGAATCTCAGATACATTAATGCATTGCCATGGGAGCAGATAGCTGTCGAACTAGGGTATTCGTGGCGACAAGTTCACAGACTTCACAAGAAAGCAATCGCTGAATTTGAAAAGATGGCATAGAATGGCACACTCTTAATTTAATATAATGTAAGTGTAGTAGATAGCAGGCAGTGTCTGGCCCGCACAATATGTCTGCCTGCTGCACTGCCCCGGGGTAGACCTTACTTAGTTGAGGTCTACCCTTTTTTATTGAGTATCAATGATAATTCCTAATTGAGAAAACAAAAGTTTGGAAAAGGTACTCCGCGGGCGAAAAATGGCCGCTGGTCGCCCCCGCGCGATGGTCCTCTCTCTGTGAGAAAAATTTTCCTGTTGAATGTAGAAAGACGATTTAAGAAAGGAGTACACCTATGGCGGACACAAAACCAAGAGTGAAATTTGATGCTGCAGGCAATCTGCTCGTATCCAGTACTCAATTATGTGACCTCTTGCGAGTCACTCCGGAAATTATTTCTCGACATCATAAAGCAGGGATGCCTAAAGCCTCTGTAGGTTGGTGGAATCTCCGGGAAGTCCTCGTGTATTTAGGGCAGGCTAAAGGCGATAACGCTAAAAGTAAATCCGCATCAACTCGTAAGTTAGAAGCCGAAGCAGATTATAAAGAAGCAAAGGCTGCAAGAGAAAAGAAAATGCTGGATGTACTAAATGGCGAATACGTCCCTCGTGCCGATGTGGCACAGGCATGGGCTAACCGAATATTGGAATTAAAGACATCATTTACCAAATTAGGTAAGCGTATCGGAAGTGAGTTCACGGATCCTGAGGAACGTGCTCTTGTAGAAAAGGTGGTGAATGGCCTTGTCGAAGAATACCTCGAAAGCTACGCACGCGAAGGCGAGTACACGCCGAAAGTCAAAGCCACGGGAAAAGCAAAGACCAAAGGTTGACTGGTTCCCCGAGGAACTGGAAGCATTCAAGCCACCTGAAAGATACACCGTTTCGGAATGGGCAGATAAGTACAGGGTACTGACTAATATATCTGCTGAACCTGGACGATGGCGTACAGCGCGGACACCTTATCTCAAGGAACTTATGGACAAATTCACGGACCCTCTTATTGAAAGCATCTCGTTATGTTTCGGGGCGCAGATAGGTAAGACGGAAGCCGAACTCAATATGATCGGATATGCGTTACATCAAACCGCATCACCAGTCATGATGGTGTATCCAACAGACACTATCGCGAAATTCGCTAGTGATAAACGTGTACAACCGATGATTAGGAGTGTAGAGCCGCTTGCGAATATGTATGACGAAGGCAGTAAACTGCTGGAGCTAGACTTCGTTAATGGGAACTACATGGTACTTGTCGGGGCGAACTCACCAAGCAGCTTATCAAGTCGGTCAATTAAGTACTTATTCTTCGATGAAATTGATAAGTATCCAGCCTTTTCTGGTAAGGAAGCGAATCCGATTAAGTTGGCTGAGGAACGTACTAAGACATTCGTTGATAAGAAGATTGTAAGGGTGTCAACTCCTACGATTGAAAGTGGCAATATTTGGCAGTCCTATATGGACGCAAATGAACGTAAGCAGTATTATGTGCCATGTCCGCATTGCGGGGTGTCGCAGACCCTCAAATTCAAACAGATAAAATGGCCGGAGGAACACCATGGCAATGCGGATATGATACGTGATACCGCATATTATGAGTGCGAACATTGTAAGCACCGTATTGATGATAAGCACAAGATGGATATGCTCCGGCAAGGTGAATGGCGGGCGGTGAATGAATCGCAAGTTCGAGTCGTCCGGTCGGTCGCCTATCATCTATCATCTCTATATTCTCCATGGGTCACCTTCGGGGATGTAGCGTATGAGTTTGTCAAATCAAAAGATACGCCAAGCGAGTTGATGAACTTTATCAACTCGTGGCTAGCGGAGCCTTGGAAATCTGCGAAAACTAAAAGCACACAAAATCTCGTGTTTACACAATCAGAAGTTCCTCGCGGTGTTGTGCCACAGCATGCACCATTACTTATCGCATCTGTCGATGTGCAGCAAGATCATTTCTGGTGGGAGGTTAGAGCCTACGCTCATGGTGTATCAAGTTACTTAGTTGATTATGGTCAAGCAAGTAGTTGGGCAGACTTAACCGAGATACTCATCGATAGAGAATATCCATCAGAGTATGGTGAGGCCCGTAAGATTGTGAGGGCCGGTATTGATAGTGGCTACCGAACAGATGAAGTATATCAGTACTGTGCGCAGTACCCCGAAGTATGCGTGCCAGTTAAAGGTGATTCTTCGCACAGTCCTCTAGCGCCGCCTTATAAGATGAGCAGCATCGAGAAGGGCGTCATCGGAGGCATGAAGCTGTACGTAGTGAATACCGATTACTGGAAGGACTTTATATTTGCACGTATGGTACGTCCGGCTAATGAGCCTGGCACAATCCATTTATTTAAGGATTGTCCAGAGGAATATTCGGAGCACCTTCGGTCGGAGGAAAAGCAAGAAATCCGAAACGTGAAGACGGGGGCAGTAACTGTGCAATGGAAACCATTAACCAGTCATCCAACAAATCACTTGTTGGATACGTGTGTATACAACGCCATGGTGGCGGACTCGGTAGGTGTTAAATACTTACCCGAATATAATCTGGATACCGATGAGGAGGACGAAGATACGGATGATGAAGACTTTAATGCAGATAGCCGAGGTTGGTTTAGCTAAGGAGGAGGTGAGACCATGAGCGCAAGAGAAGACTTGGATCGTATTCGAACGATAATCGAGGAAATTGAGACGAACGGATACGCTGAGATGTCTGTAGGTGGTAAGCGATTTAAGACGCATGACCTGCCGACATTATATGCTCGTGAACGTGAGTTAATGGCTCGCGTTGATGATGAGGAAGGTAATAGCACGACATCCTACGTGTCATGGGAGCGACGATGAACATACTCGATAAGGTAATAGCTTATTTCAATCCAGAACGAGCTGCCCGGAGAGCATATTTCCGCAGTTCGCTTGAACGTGGATATGATGCGGCGTCAACAGACCGATTGAGTGGCGACTGGATGCCAGTATTTGGTACAGCTGAACAGGTAGCATCAGGCCAACGTGATTTGATCCGAGGTCGTGCACGTGCAGCAGAACTTAATAGTGACCTCGCTGAAAGTGTTGTATTGGCATTACTACGGAACGTAGTAGGTACAGGAATAAAGCCACAGTGCAAAATCAAGACCAAAGCAGGAAAGCTAAATGAAAGACTCAACAAGAAAATTGAGGATGCTTGGTCTGATTGGGTGGATAAGGAGAATGCGGATATCCGAGGAATATCTACGTTCTATGAATTGCAAGAAATGGCCCTACGTCGAATGGTCTATGACGGGGAAATCCTAGTCAATATGACCTCCGAAGGTACAGATATACCGCTATCATTACAGCTTATCGAGGGCGAGAATATCGGAGCCGTATCGGTAAGCGAGAACGGTAACAATATTGTTAATGGTGTGGAAGTTAATAAATATGGAAGACCAATAGCATATCACGTATTCCAGACAGACCCGTTAGGGATACGGTCGTTTAACGAGGCACGATTACCAAGTAATAGGGCGTTCTTATTACATAAACCGCGTAGACCTAGTGAACTGCGCGGAGTTAGCATGTTAGCCCTCGTATTAAAGCGCATTCACGATGTAGATGAATATATGGATGCCGACCTAATAGCGGCTCGTGTGGCAGCATGTTTCGGTGCATTTGTAACAAGTAATACTGGGAACGCTCCTATAATTTCTAACAAAACGGACGGCAAAGGTAAGAAAGTTCGTTCAATGGCACCAGGAATTATCCAACATCTACGTGCAGGTGAATCTATATCGTTTGCGGAGCCTAAGCGAAATGCAGGAACCGCATCAGAATACTCGGCGACCCAAACAAGACGCATAGCGTCAGGCATGGGCCTAAGCGCGGACATAGTGACGCGCAATATTAGTGGTAACTTCTCCGCAGCTCGGCAGAATATGCTGGAGGACCAGCAATCATTCAAACAGATGCAGCGTTTTATAATTGAGCATTTTTGTATGCCTGTATGGCGGGCTTTCATTGAAGCATGCTACCTAAAGGGAATTATCCCGGCCAATGACTATGCAGCAAACCCAAAACTTTATAAGAAAGTAGCGTGGTTAGCTCCAGGCTGGTCTTGGATTGACCCTGTTAAGGAAGTTAATGCTAACAAGGAAGCTATTAAGGCAGGACTCACAACGCTCGAGGACGTATGCAGTGCATCAGGCAAGGACTGGGAAGAAGTACTTGAACAGCGGAAGCTGGAACAGGATCGCATTAAGGAATTGGGTGTTGCCCTTGATATGAATGGGGACATAACGAATCTAGCGGATGATGACGCCACTGATATGAAAGGAGATGATAGCTAGTGGGGAAATTTGCAAAGCCGCTCTTAGGTAAATATGCCCGAGAGGCGCAAATTACAAATATCGAAGCGAACGAAGACCGTACCGTCGAATTGTCCTTCTCCTCTGAAGAACCATATGAAAGATGGTTCGGAACAGAGATATTGTGTCATGACGAAAGCTGCGTTAACTTAGACCGATTTAATAACGGTTTAGGCACATTGCTATTCAACCATGACCGCAGCGCAGTTGTTGGTCACGTCGATAAAGTGTGGATTGAAGATAATCGCGGCAAGGCGATTGTTCGATTCGATGAAGATGATGAATCTGAAAAGATTTATCAAAAAGTGTTAAAAGGCACATTACAAGGTGTGAGTGTCGGATATGACATAAGTCGATATGAGGAATTAATCGATTCCGATTCTAAAAGTTCCAATGGCCGGTTTACAGGCCCAGCATACGTAATTACATATTGGGAACCATTGGAGATTAGTGTTGTATCCGTCCCTGCAGATCCGACTGTAGGGGTAGGCAGAAGTGTAGAAGATAATGAGGAGGAACCTATGAAAGGTGATGCAAAAGCAAAAGGCACTGAGCAAAACGTGCCACAAGTAGTACCGGAAGTACCAGAGTCCGGAGTTAAAGGTTTTAATGCAGATGACGCTAAGAAGTTGATTGCGGCAGAACGTGAACGCGTATCTACAATCACAAATCTATGCCGTGATTTCGAAGTTGATGGTGTAGATGATTTCATCAAATCCGGCAAATCTGTTGCCGAAGTTCGTGAGGTAGTAATGGACGTATTGCGTGAACGCAATAAGCCAGTAATCACTAAAGTTGGCGAAGCAGATTCTGATAAGTTCCGCATGGCTATGCAGGACGCTTTGATGATGTCTGCGGGCATCCCAGTTGCAAATCCTGCACCAGGTGCAAATGAACTTCGTTCTATGTCCTTGATGGAATTAGCTCGTGAGTCTTTGGTTCGGGAAGGCTTAACCGCTAACTATGCTGACCGATTGGAATTAGCACGTGAAGCGATTAACTCCACATCCACATTCCCAATTGCTTTGTCTAACGTAGCAAATAAATCCTTGGTACAAGGTTATGAAACCGCACCGGCTACATTCGATACCTGGACCGGCAAAGGTAGTAACCGTGATTTCAAACCGGCAAAACGTATTTTACTTTCTGAAACAGCTGAATTGAAGTTAGTTCCTGAAGGTGGACAATTCAAGGATTCTAAGTTGGAAGAAGCTGGTAACGACGTTCGTGTATTAACATACGGTCGTACGTTCAGCTTAACACGACAAGCTATCATCAATGATGATTTGGGTGTGTTCAAAGATATCGCTTCCAAATTTGGCCGTTCTGCAAAGGATACCATCAACAGCATGGTGTACGGGTTGCTAACAGGTAATACCGTATTGAGTGACGGTAAAGCACTATTCGGTACTAACAGAGGCAACTTGGCGGCTGCTGGTGCTGAATTAAGTGTTGCATCTTTATCTGCGGGTGTAGCGGCAATGCGTCGTCAAAAGCATATTGGTGAAAATCGCAATTTGAACATCGCACCTACATATTTGATTATTCCACCAGAACTCGAAGCATTGGCTTATCAATTGGTTAAATCTACTGTAGACCCTGCTCGTAGTAATGATACAGTTAACCCATTCGGCGGTCGATTCACTATCGTTGTAGATGCGGCATTAACGGATCCACACGCATGGTATTTAGCAGCTCGTCCTACAGATGTTCAAACTATCGAAGTAACGTACTTGAACGGTGTTGAAACGCCTCGATTGGAAACACAAACAGGCTTTAAAGTTGACGGCATCGAGTACAAAGTAGCAATGGACTGCAACGCAACTGCGCTCGACTTCCGCGGTTTGTATAAAAACCCTGGTAAATAATTAGTAATTGATTTAGGAGGTAATTAGATATGGCACAATTCATTCAAGAATTAGATCGCATTGATTTTAAAAATACAGCATCCGATATGATTGCCGTAGGGGATATTGTCCCTATCGGCAAAATGCATGGTGTTGCAATTACAGATATCGCACCTAATGCCGTGGGTGCAGTTAAGGTAACAGGCTGCTTTGAAGTAGCGGCATTGGCTTCTGATTCTTTTGCAGTAGGCGATAATGTGTATTTTGACAAAGCACAAAAGCGAGCATCTAAAACAGAAACTGACCCTGTATTAGGCGTGGCTATCACAGAAAAGCGCCCAGGCACTACAGTGTTAGAAGTCGCACTTGTGCCTAATGTAGAAAAGTAATGTAAGGGCGGGCATACGCCCGCCTACTCCATAGGAGGTAATGCACTATGAAATTAGGATATAAGCCTAATGCACTGCTTTCTGTATTTGGCGAAAAGATTACTTACAAAGATCAGTCCATAAAGGCAAGTGTAGAAATCGGTGAATATGACGGTAAGGGCTCCGGGTTCGTCGACAAAGCACTAGCCGATAAGGCTCAAATTTGGGTGCGTGCTAAGGATGTTCCCGAACCTCGGTCAAAAGACGAAGTGTATATCAATGGTGAGAAATGGTACGTTGATCACGTTTCAAACTTTGACGGCACGATGTATTGTTTGGAAATTGTCCATAACGTGAGGGCGGTGAGACCGTGAGTAATGAACCTATTACGATTACAGACACAGCCACACCGTATCTGAATTTCATTGCAGAAACAAAATCGGACTGGATGCGTAAGGCATTAAAGTCAACAGGTTGGATGATGCAAAAGGAAATCAAGCAGGGCATTCGGTCAGGTGCACCGGGCGGACGTAAGTATCCTAACTTCATGGCACCTGCGCGACGTGCTGCATTTGAGTCAGCATTTGGTGCTAAACTTCGCAAAGCATACCAAAGTGGCGGACGAGCTGAACGAGAGGCCTGGGGCTCAAAATCGCGAAATGCCTTACTTGATATGGGTATTAGCGCCAGGACAATCGGATACAGTCCTCTAGGTAAGCTATCGAATGCAGTCGGGTATCAATATGACAAGGGCAAGCAATCTGTCCGAGTTGGGTGGTTATCTAATTCGGCTAAACGGTTAGGTGAACGAATCGAAGAAGGGTACACTAAGCAAATTACAGAGCCTATGCGCAAGAAGTTATTTGCTGCAGGCGTACCATTGCCTAAGGGCAAATCGATGTTCAAAATTCAGCCACGTCATACTTATGGCCCTATGAAAACCGCGCTACAGCCTAAATTGAAACCTTATATCGAGGATAAGATAGGCGACTACGCTATATATGGACCGGCAGCACAATCTGCATCTCGACGTAACTACAAGGTAAGGTGATTTGATGCAACAGACAATTCCACTGACGCGCATCGTTGAGCGATGGGCTGAGGCCTTAGCGAATGATGAGGCGTTGACTAAATTTTGTAATGACAAATACGGAAAGCCAGCGCAACTGTATGTCGGATATGATGACGTCGAAGCACCGCTTGAAGAAGATTGCCCTTGTATCATATTACTACCGAGTAATAAAAACGAAGGGCTTGCTGATACCTACACATACTCGTTAATGATTGTATGGGGTATCGTCCATGAAGGTGCAACTCGGATTAAGAATATTATTCGGTATGATGGAGCGCTAGAATCAGATAATCTAGGGCAGTTAATCATCGAATGCATTTGTAAGGTGAATCCGGCGTTTCCGGTAATCGGCATTGATTATGAATTAGACTCAATGAATTGGCGCCCAGTATTCACTGGACGTTTAACAGCTACTATAGAAATCCCGCATGTAATCGGTGGGAATATTGAATATTAAAGGAGGAAATGCATATGGCAACAGCAAAACGTGCACAGGGCTCTCAGTCCCATGTGGCGATTGCGTTTGAGGCGGATTTTGGTACAACGCCAACCACTGGCGGTGTAATCACTCCGATTATTTCTAGCTCTGTAAAAGCTAGTCAAAATTTAAACGACTCCACAGTAATCCGTGGCGATCGTAATCCTGCAGCGCCATTCCGTGGCAACATTGACACGTCCGGTAGTTTAACCGTGCCCGTTGGTGTAATCGACATCGGATATTGGCTAAAAGCTGCATTCGGTCAACCGACTTCTAATACAACTGGCCAAGCACCAAATAAGAAGTCTGAGCACGTATTTAAAATCGGCAATACGATGCCGTCGTTAACTATTGAACAGGGCTATCCTGATGTTAACGTGTTCCAACAATTCGCTGGTGTGCGAGTTAGTAAATTAGGCTTTAAATTTGGCGGTGATGCTGAATTAACTGCATCTGTGGATGTAATGGGCTGTAAGGAAACATTAGCGGCCACTACATTCGACGCCGCAGCAAAAGCAGTTAATTTCCTACCATTCCAAAATCTAAACGCAACAATTAAAGAAGGCGGCGTTACGGTAGCCAACATTTTAAGTTGCGATATCAATTTTGACTTTGGCTTGGACGGTGACTCTTACGCTATTGGCGGCAAAGGTTTTAGAACATACATTGACCCAGGTATTGCGACTATTTCAGGCACGGTTAAAGCGTTCTTCCAAAACAAAGACCTTTTGAATAAGGCGGTTAACGGTACGGAATCCAGCTTGGAATTACGACTCGAACAAGACGACTGGTCACTTACATTTAAGTTGCCTGAACTTGTATATGAACGACAATCTCCAGGCATCGACGGTCCTCGTGGCGTCAATATTGAATTACCATTCAAGGCGTACTATCGCGCAGATTCTGGTCGTTCTGCATCCATCATTACATTAGTTAATAATCAAGAACAATACTAGGAGGTGCCAATATGGCATTTGAAGATATCAAAGTAAGAGGCTTAACATTCGCTGAACGTGGCGAATTAATTAAATCCGGTTTAGACCCATTGTATACTCCAGTTCCGGAGGAAGCACCGGACACAGAGCGCTTATTGCGTTCTCGTGACCTTGCACAATGGATTATGCAGCGCATTTACGGATTGACTGAAGATGAAATCAACGCAGCACCTGACAATGATCTTATGGAAATTGCGCTTGATACCATGCGGTTTACTCACGAAAAAAAGGCTGAAATCGAAAAAAACTAATTGATGCGTGGAGTTGGCTCGACTCCGACAAACCAAAATACTGCTCAGATTGTATCAAGATGCAACGCGAAACGAAGCAAAATTTCGATTGTTCGGAGTGTGAGTTTAATTCCCCGCATCAATTAGATGGAACGAGACAAGCAATGCGAGTATACAACGCTAGTCGTATGCAGCGACGATGGCATTCAGGCGGTATTGCAGGATTCGATATGCCAGCGGTATTAGAAGTGGCGAAGGCTTACGGCATTGAGCCACTACCGCACCTTATCGACTTACTCGTATTATTAGAAGCCAAAGAATTGGAGGTGGCGCACAAGAATGGCCAATAATTTAATTGATATTGTCGTTCAGCTGACCGATAAGAATACGGAAGCCGGACTCAAGAAAATTACAGCTAGTGCTGAAGGCGCCAAATCCGCCCTGGGCAAAATGAAGAATGACCTCATGGCGATAGGTGCCGGTGTCGGTGTTGTAGGCATCGGTGCTAAACTTGCCAAGGAGGCTATCCAGTGGGATGTAGCTGTTAAAAAATTATCAGGCATTACCGGTGCTACGGCAAAAGAAACCAGTGAACTATTAGCAGTGGCCAATTATATGGGCGTTGCTATGGAGGATAGTGCAGGTGCATTTGCTAAGTTTTCAAAAAACGTCGGAGTGGCCAAAGAGAAAATGGAAGTCGCTCGGGCAGAGGGAAAACTCGGTACTGATATATTCAGCAAATTAGGCTACACGCTTGAAGATATCAAGGGAAAGAATACTGTTGAAGTGTTCAAGATGATACAAGAACGCTTAAGAGGGATGAAGGACGGGGCTGAGAAGACTCGTGTCGAAATGGAACTCTTTGGACGTACTGGGTATCAGATGCACGCCATGCTTAATATGTCCGCTGAACAGATGGACAAAGTAGCTGAACGTGCCAAGGCAATGGGGCTTATCATCGACGATGAGACTGCAGCTAAATCTGCAAAGCTAAATCGGGAATTAAAAGATTTAGAGAATACAGGGAGAAGGCTTGCAGTATCTATCGGTCATGAGTTAGTTCCTGTTTTTAATGATTACGCAAAGGGCGTGTTAGACGTTGCTAAAGAATTCGAGTCGATGACCGCTGAGCAAAAGGAAGCTATCGGTGGAATAGTTAAATTCGGCGCAGAAGCAGGTGCAGTAATCGTAGTTATGAGGTCACTAACCAGCGCACTCGGATTTATGCGATTGGCCACACTTGCTGCAGCCGGTCCTTGGGTAACATTAGCTACGGTAATTGGACTTGCTGGGAAAGCATTACTCGATTTTCGCTACAACGAAAAAACATCCGGCTCTTATATGGGGGTGGATGTTGACGGGAAGCGTATTCACAAGAATACGAATTCCACTGATGGTATAAATCAGGCTTATGAGGATAGTCATGATACTCGGTATTGGATTGAGGATAGCGCATGGTTTGGACTTGTAAAGAATGACCGCTTAGCTACAAAAGAAGAAGGCGCTAGAATCGATGCGGCTTTAAAGCAAAAAGAAGAGGCGGATGCTGCGAAAGCGAAACTCGATGAAGATCTTGCAAAAGCGAAAGAGGACCTTGCTAATGGCGGAGGGTTAACGAATACTGAGGCTATCAATAAGGCAAATGAGGAAGCAGCAAAAGCAGCCAAAGTCCCCTGTAAGGCTGCAAAGAAAGCACAGCAAGCAGCCGAGAAGTTAGCAAGCGCCGTAGAGCGTATGTCTGAGTTATATCGGTCTCTTACTTTGCAGAGTTTACAAATTGACGGCAGTCAATACGAAATCGATAAGTTAACTGCTAAGAATCAGTATGAAGCTAACAATAAGAATATCCGTGATATCATCCGTTCTGTTTCTGGATTGAGCGGAGGCGTTACAGGGGAAGCCGTGAGTGTGCTAGATGCGGCTAATGAGCAACTTGGCAAGGCATACGAGTTAGGTGCTGATGGTACATGGGCAACGGATTGCGGAAAGCTGTTCTCTGATTCGGTATTGCAGGCATTTGGTAAGGACGTACCTCGATATGTCCCATCTATCATGGATGCAGCTAGAGCCGCAGGTGCATGGCACGATGAAGGCGACGGGTACACGCCTAAGGCCGGCGATGGCGTGGTTGTACTTGGTGATAATCACATCGTCATTAGTGATGGTGCAGGTGGATATACTGGTGCTAATTCTAGTACTGGTGTAGTTAGCAAGCCGAGTGTATCAGGTGATTTCGGTGCTATTACAGGATATGTAGACACTAGCTTATTAGTGGGTGCTACATCTAGTGCCACTGCTGATTCTGCAGGTATCGCAGAGAATGCTAAGAAACTAGCTGAGTCTAATCTAACAGCACAGGTTCGAGCTAAGAATGAAGAGGTGTACCAAAAGCGTTTAGCTGAAGCACAACGAAATCAAACTATCCGTGTTCGCAAGATGAATGAGGATATTAAGAAACTCGATTTCGAACGCACAGGCGACCGCTTGCAATTACTCAAAGCTGAAGCCGAAGCACAAAAGGCGCAGATTGATGATAACATCCGTGAGTATACAAAGGCTGTAGGCGATAAGGAACTCGCTGAAAAGAAAGCTCAGGCGGAGCGCCTAAAATTGGCGTCTGATACCGAGCAGAAAATCAGAGAGTTAGCCTATACGCAAACGAGTGAAACTGTTGACCACTTAACTAACATGGTTACACTTGGTCGACTATCTCGCAGTGATGCGGATGCACTACTTGCTGAAGAGTTAAAGACCTATATTGATTATGCACGTAGTGAAGTCAATGAGGCCCAGTTAACAGCTACTCAAAGACTGCAAATTGAAAAGAACCTATTAGAGTCTCAACAGAAGCTATGGGAACTTGCAGGTCGCAGTCTGAAGACGAGCCTACAAGAAGCCGTACGCCAATATAAGCAAGAGACTACCAATTATGCTGATTTAGCTAAATCGACTTTTGACAGTACGATGAGCTCTATCAATTCAGCATGGACAAATAATCTCGAGGCTATGGCAACGGGAACGAAATCATTTAGTAAAGGCATTAAGGACATATTCAAGGATATGACAAACGCCATTATTAAGATGATGATTCAGTTAACGTTCCAGCAATATGTCATGCCTAAGTTGCAAGGATTATTTGGCGGAGTCGTTAACGGCATCGGTTCTCTAGGTGCTGCAAAAGGGACATCATCCTTTGCTGGCGGAGGTTCATTTAGTTCAGCGTTTACTGGAAATAAATTTGCTTCGGGTGGCGTAACGAATCCAGGGCTCATGTTGGTCGGTGAAAACGGGCCAGAACTATTGCAGTCCTCTGGATCACATCGTATTTATACTGCAAGTGAAACTAGGCGTTTAGTAGGTGGTGGCGCCGCCGCAAGCAATAACGTTACAGTTAACATCATCAACCAATCTGGCCAAGCCCTTGAGTCCGAGCAACAAAGCTCGAGATTTGATGGAGAAAATTACATCATCGATGTAATGGTTAAAGCCGTAACAAATAATAAAGGAGGTGCGCGGGATGCAATTAAAGCAGCCGCAGGTTAATCATGGCAACATTTCCAAACATTAGATATCCAATATATCCAATTCAAGAAACTACACCGGATATGACCTATAAGGGCCAAGTGGAGAATATGACGATTATTAGTCGTCGTAAGACTACTAAGGCCTTACGGTCATACAACGTGAATTATAAGGTGCCTACCTCCGAGTACTTACGGCTAAGAGCGTTCTTCGACGAAGTCAACTGCTCGACAGTATTCGACTGGACGAACCCTGAAACGAAGGAAACTATCAAGGTACGATTCAGTGATCAGTTAGATTTCGCAGCGAATGACTACGGCATATGGGTTGGTACCGTGAAATTACAGGAGGCAACATGTTAACACTTTCAACTGCATCTATCTTGGAGAAAAACAAAATAGACGCCACAGGTGTATGGCTTATGCTCCTCGATATTGAATACAAGGGCGATATAGTACGACTCGTGTATAACACCGAGGATATCACCTTTCAAGGGAACAAGTATATCGCGTTTCCGTTCAAATTAGCGGACGTCAACCATAACTCGACTGACCTGCCAAATGTGAAATTGTCCGTGTCCAATGTGACACGGACTATCCAACGCCTGGCAGAGGATAATCAAGGGTTCACGGGTGCGAATGTCATTGTCCGTGTAATAAATACAAATGTACCGAATGTGTGCGAAGTAGAAGAACACTTCGTTATTACAGGCTCCGTTGCTAATGCAGAATGGATGGAGTTCACGCTAGGTACGGATTTTAGTTTCACTCGTCGGTTCCCATTGGTCCGCATCATGAAGGATTTTTGTCCGTTCAAGTTCAAAGGTGTTCAGTGCGGATACAAAGGCACCGAGACCGAGTGTAATAAGACTTTGTCACGATGTCGAGCACTAGGTAATAGCGTTCGTTTCGGTGGCGAGCCAACGATACCACAGGGAGGTCTGTATGCATCTAACAAGTGATATATCTGACATGATTGGCACTCCATTCGAGGAGCTGAAATGTTGGGACGTAGTGGCCGAGGTGTATCGCCGTAATGGTGTTACACTTCCGAACTACACAGATATTCCTATGGACGAGTGGCAAGAGGTCAAGGAACCTATTGAGGGCAGTGTCCTGGTATTTTCCCTTAAAGGTAAGGAACTCGACCATGTAGGCGTGTATTTAGGCGATGGTCGATTCATTCACGCTACTAAGCCGAGTGGTGTATGTATCGAACATATTTCTAAATACGTTCCTAGGCTTAAACATATTTATGACAGAAAGGAGTAGCCGATGATTAATGTAGTGCTAGTAAGGAATCCGTTTAAACCGGATCAGCATGAAACACAATATCGCCCCTATAAGGCGGATATGCCATTAAGCTTTTATGCTAAGCAAGATGGCGACTGGGTATACTCCATTAATGGCCAAGAGGCTACGATTGATACTATCGTGAACGATGGTGATTATATCGTGGCCATGCCTAAAATCGATGGCAAATTCCTTGGAATCATCTTAACCATAGGCCTTAGTATCGCCACAGGCGGTATCGCAAGTGGCGCTATATTTGGTATCCAAAGTCTAATATGGCGTACTGTGCTTTCCATGGCCATTGGTATGATTGGCAATATGCTTGTCAATAAGCTAACTCAGCCAAAGGCTGACCGGTCCCATACGGACTCCGCACAGGCGAATACCTATGGATGGGGAGGGGCAAAAACTGTAACCGGGCAAGGGTATCCTTTAGCCGTTACGTATGGCCGTATGAAGAGCGCAGGGCTACTCTTATCTCGTCACATTATCAGTGACGGTGAAAAGCAGTACCTCAACCTGTTATATTGTGCCGGTGAAGGCGAGTTATCCAAAATCGAGGATATCCGCATCAACGCCAATCCAATTAGTAACTACCAAGATGTGCAAGTAGATATTCGATTAGGTACCAATGACCAAACCGTTATCCCTAACTTCAACGATAACTATGCAGACCAAGTGCTCAATTATGAACTTAAGACAGGGTGGAGTACGCAACGTGTGCAAGGTGACGCATGCAATGCTATTGAGTTAACTATTAGCTTCCCTAATGGCTTGTATTACTCTAACGATACAGGCGGTATGGATGCTACATCGGTTACTCTTGATGCTGAAATCCGGAAAGTTGGGGAGGACGAGGAGTGGCATAAGTTACCACTCTCTAATCAAAAGGGTATGCAAGCCTTTGTTAAGAAATCCGGTGACGGATGGTCCTTCACGCGTCAAAAGTCTGATGCGGAAATCGCTGAAGGCGATTATAAGGGCAAGGTTACCGAGGCTACAAACACCGCGTTCTATCGAGTGTACCGATTTGATAACCTCGATAAGGCGCAGTATGAAGTTCGTGTTCGGTGCTCCAGTAAGGACGGTAGCTCTATTCGATACAACAATAAGGTGTACTGGAACCAGTTAACGCAGATTATATACGATGATTTCGTACATCCTGGTAAGGCTCTTATCGGTATTAAAGCTTTGGCCACATCTCAACTTAACGGCTCTGACCCTGAAGTATCCTGGATACAAGAACGCTCCGCCGTGTATGTGTTCAACCCTTATCAACAAAAGTACGAAGTCCATCGCGCGGATAACCCGGCATGGGCGGCGTATGATCTACTTCACATGGCTCGTAAGTTTGGCGATGAGTATGTAGTGTTTGGCCAACCTCATGGGCGCATGGACTACGATGCATTTAAGGCTTGGGCCAATAACTGCGATAAGAACGGATTCACCTTTAACTATATCTACGATAGCGCTAGCCGGTTATGGGATGCGCTCAAATATCCGGAGAACGTAGGGCGGGGTAAAGTCATTCCACAGGGAACTAGATTCACCTGTGTTAGTGATTATAAGTCGACACCGGTGCAGCTATTCACGGTGGCCAACATTAAGCAAGGTAGCTTTTCCGAAGAGTTCCAGGGCATCCAAAGCCGTGCTAACTCCGTGGAAATCTCCTTCCTTAATAAGGATAAGGACTACGAACGTGATGTTATCCCCGTGTATGGTGATACTTACGATGAATCGGATACGCTTACCAACCCTGCACAAATTGAGCTCATGGGATGTACTAGCCTAGACCAGGCGTTCAAACATGGTAAGCACTATCTACGATGCAATAAGTACGAGGTGCGTACTGTATCTATTGAAGCTTTCACCGACGCCATAGCGTGTACGATAGGGGATATTATTCTTATCCAACATGACGTACCTGAATGGGGCGAAGGTGGCCGAGTAGTAGCTGTTACAGGTAATACCATCACCCTTGATAAGGAAGTATCGACATTACCTGGCAAGCAGTACCAACTACTGATACGTAACAACGCTACTGATGCGGTGACTACGTTCACAGTATTGAGTGTCATCGGACGTAACGTAACGGTTAAGGAATCGATTACAGTCGAACCTGGCAGTGTGTACGCCTTTGGTGAGTTAACCAAAGCGGCTAAACCATTCAGGGTGCTAGCTATCACAGAAGGCGGTACAGACCTTACTCGTAAAATACAGTGCATGGAATACTATCCAGAAGTGTATACGAGTGATGATGGCACTGTACCAACTATCGACTATAAGTCTGAGGTTGGGAGCGATATCGAGGATATAGGCCTCGTGAGTGATGTATATGGTGCGAACGGCATTATGTACTCACGAATCGCCGTCCGTTGGCAACTGCCTCGTGATGGCAAGATAACCAACGTAGTAGTTAACTATCGGAACGCTAAAAGCGATACCTGGAAATATGTGGGGAACTTCCCCGCATCACCTAATAGCACGGAGATATCCGATGTACTATTAGGTGCTACTTACGAGGTTAAGGTGCAAGCGATTAACGATTTAGGGCAACTCACTACTGGGGTTACTAAGGAAATCGTGATTCCTAAGATGCAAGCGCCTGGTGACGTGCAGAACCTACACGTCATTAGTCGATACAACCTAACCGCCGATAAGAGCGTGTACTATGACCTTCAAGTGATGTTCGAGCCACCGGCTAATCCTGGCAACTTTGATAGTGCTGAGGTGTGGTACAAGCTTAAATCTAAGAACGGCCAAGCCGTCACAGGTCAAGATTGGCAGTACGCAGGTAGTAGTAACAGCCAGGTCATCATCAAAGCATTAGGCCCTGGTGAAGAGTACGAGGTTAAGGCCGTAGCCGTGGATAGGTTCGGTAATCGTTCCGATACAGCCCAGGTAGTTGACGTCGTAGTCAAGGCCATGGACGAGGTACCGGACATGCCTAGGAACTTTACGGTAGCTTTTAGGGACCACGCCACCGCATCATGGAACGATGTATTGAACGCTGACGTAGACTACTATGAATTACGCACAGATAATGACCCAGGGAAGGATACCAACGCGCTACTTGCGAAGGTGAAAGGTACCTCAGCTAATCTACCACTTACTAAACGAAGTGGCACTGTGTACTTGTACGCACGAAGTACGCTAGGCAAGTACTCAACGCCAGCAACATATTCGTATAACTTGCCACAGTTAGAGGCGCCTACGTTCGAGGTCAAGGACCAACTCGGAGGGTTTAGCCTGTACTTTGGGGCGAAGCCTCCACAGGCATACGTTATCCGTTGCCACGTTATCGGTGATGATCGTACAGACGATTTAGAGACTACGTCTAGCATGCTCACCTACTCTAATAAAGCAGGGGTGTATCGTGTGCGGTGTGAATACGTCGATGTGTTTGGTAGTAGCTTAGTGACGGAGAAGTCGGTCACTATTAAGGATAGAGTCGATAAGAGCCTACTTGATGCGGAAGCATTGGGGCTAAAAGCTATGGACGAATCAATTCAAGCAATGAACGCTGAAGTTGGCACGATGAAAACTTCTGTGAATGGATTCGAATCTAAATTGGTTCAACTTGATAAGGGAATTACTCAAAAGGTAACTGACCTTAATCAGAACCTATCCAGTCAAATTACTACGCTAGCCAATGGTATTGACCTTCAGGTAACACAGGCTATCGGTAACCTGAGTGGTAAGGATATTGTTAGCCGGATTAACTTATCCCCTGAAGGTACTCGAATCGCCGGCAAGTTATTACACGTAACAGGCCAAGCACTGTTCGATAATAACATCATCACGGAGGGTATGCTCCAAGCTAACTCGGTAACTGCTGATAAGATACAAGCCTTATCCATTAGTAGTGACAAGTTACAAGCGGATAGCGTTACCGCGGATAAGTTAAAAGTAAATAGCTTAGACGCTATCACGGCAACGATTGGTACGCTCCGCACTAAGACGAGTGGCGCCCGGGTTGAAATATCCGATAACTTAATTCAAGTGTTTGATGATAACAATGTACTGAGAGTGAGGTTAGGGCTATGGGACGACTAATTAAGTGGTTAAAAGAAAAGCTGACTTCGTTATTTAGAAAGAAAGGTGATACTGTGCCAGCTGGAATACAAGTATTTGATGAACACGGTGAAACTGTAGCAGACCTATCTACAGGGCTTACCAAGATTATTTGGACTAAGGAACTGACAACTATTGAGCCTGAGTTCTCGGTCAAGACTGACATATACGAAGGCCAAAGGCTATTCGCACTTCGTGAATATTATGGTACCTGTGGCTCGAATGACTATGAAGGTGACTATGTCAGCTATATTAACGGCGATACAGTTACCTTCGCGCCAGGCAATAAAGCTTATATTGGTAAGCCTTGCCAAGTGAAGCTAATGATAGGAGTATGCGAATGAATATCTTAAAAGTAATCAATAATAAGAAAAACGTACTGCTCGATGATAATCAAACCTGTGCATTTCTTAAGCATCGGTTAACGTTTAGCGGTACCGGTGAAATCCCATATATTGGCTCGGGGGCTAAACCTGATTGGAAATACCGAATTTCGCAGTCTCAATCTTATGGCGTTAGGGCAAAGGGGACAAAGTCCTCAACGGCCCTCATTACAATTCCAATCGCACATAGGGACCCTGATGAGTATTATATTTACTCTGTGGCTTCGGCTTCGCCGATAGAAATGGTATCCACTGGCGAA